CTAAGGACTTATAATCACGGGTCATGTTGTCAGCACCCACCCAATTGGTAGTCGCACGACAAATGTTCCCGTGGTTGTAGTGAGTGTCTGATGTAAAAAACAAACCTTGTCCTTTTTCTAATACGATTTTCATATTACAAAGATACAAACAATATTACAACTTACGAAACTCCGGCTTAATTATTTTAGAAATAATCGGAGCGATATCTTTTCCATCCAACATAGCAAAAAGTATGGAAGGATATTGATAATTCTTGGCATGTGAAGCGAATTCTGCGCGATTACCAGCAACGTCTCCAATTTTATTTTGGATAGACCTAAAATGAACAAAATAATCAGAAAAAATCATATTGAACTGAAACGATAATTCTTGTTCGTATTCTTTAATTTTATTGTAAAATTCATCAGGCACATCCTTAAGGAGTTCATCTACACTTCCACCGCTCGAAAGAACCTCCCAAACCGCAGTGGTTGAAAGATTGGTCATGACCTTGTGGAGGCGAACATATTCTTCAAATTTGATTTTCATTCTAAAGTTACCGGGTTGAAATCTAAGAACAAAACCTTCTTTATTGTTCTCGTTCTTTTCTTTCAAGGACTTGTATAACTCATCAGAAAAATTGAAATGTTGTTCAGTTTTTACCAAATCGTCTTCTTCAACACCGTTAGCATGTAGAACCATCTTTGCGGTAGTCCAATGTAGTTCAGTGTCGTCCGTTGATTCCCATTTCCAACTCTCATTCAAAACCACGGATAAGAACACAACTTTTTCTTCATCGTATCGAACAACTATCCGATTCGCTTCATAAATTATCTCCACCAAGTAAGCATATTCCTTAGACCACGAATCCAGGAAATATTTTGACTTAACAATCTCGAGACCCTTTATTGCTTGTTCAGAAGCGAATGAACCACGAGTTGCCATAATCCATTCGTCTTTGTAGTTGAACAAGATACCCAAGGAACCATCCATTTTTTCTTGGATGTAAACATAATCACCTTTTGTAGGTATTATACCTTTTCCAACAACCTCCTCGTAATTAAAGAATTTACGGAAGGGGCGAACCAAAATCGTACCCATAGTATCTTCAGTGATAAGACCCCGACATTGTATAGTTACCTCGTCCCACAACCCTTCGTACTGGACTTTTTCGGTATAGTTCCAAATAGTTAATGGAAGATTAGGATGTGATTGCTTGTAAAGCAATCCATCTTCGTGATACCGATTCAGTGTTTCAATATTCATCTTACAAAGATAATCAATTTAAACTATCTGGAAGGAACAAAAGTGTTGGATTTTTTTTATGCACTTCAACCTCGGGATAACGCTCTTTGAACTTTTGAAGATTGAAGGGTGAGGCAATAATATGAAAACCAGCCCTAGTTGGGATGAAAGTCATCTCAACTTCCTTACCAGTTTCATTCTGCAGTTCACTAATATACCGACGCATTTCCTGGTAGAAAGGGGCATGAGCAAAACCATCAATTGATATTCCATCGATATCAATAATCCATCGTTTTTCCAAAGTTTTGACTTGACCAACAACAGAATCAAATAAGTGTTGTTGTTTGAGTTGTCCGTTACGGATTTTATTAGCCAAAGCAACCATCATCTCCAAAGACACATCTTGGTGATTTTGTTTCTGAACATGGATGTATGCTCGTGCTTTGAACATCTCGCAGAGTTGTTTAATTTCTTCGTAACGTGATTCGAGATATTCAACACTTTCAATACAATACGTTTTGATAGTCCGAACAGACTGATGATAGGCTTTATCAGTAGTTTGGTCTTTCTTTCTCTTGAACACGTATAACATGTAAAAGTCCCCCTCTTTTTCAAAGTTCAGAAGAGGTTTAATTAGTTCCAGGTTATCAATCATAATACTAAACTATTTCAAGTAATTTCAATAAAAGATATAAAGACATCCAACCATAGAAAAACCCCTGGAACATAGGGTTAGGTGTTTTAACCATACGGGGTCGAACTTTGATTACCTTATCGGGGTCAACTTCTACTTTCTGTTTCATAGGACAAATATATTAAAAATATTTTAAACAAAAAACCCCCACTTCAACGTGAGGGCTTTTCAAACAAAAACACAAACCACATTAGAAAAAAGCTTCCCCTAATATCTGCAGAGCATTATCCCTATTTTTTGCCGGGAAAGGCCCGTGTACTCTGGCCACGAAAGGACTAGTGTGAGCTTCATCGATATCTTGTTGGTCAAAATAACGTTTGGCTTGGATGCTACCGTTAATATGAAGGTAACCCCACCATTGAAATTGACTCATAGTCCTTTAAAGATTTGTCGGATTGTATCTTCATCGCTCTGAGTCATCACGAGACGTGACTTGCGAATTTTCTCGCAGATATTATCCCACTCTTCATCGAGATAGTTTCTAGTGACTTGACCATCAACAATTACTTGGTGAGGTTGGATATGCCCATCTTCAATGAGCGCTTCAATTATCTCTTTGATTTCACTAGAGGAGCAATCACTGATAAACTCATCAGGACTGATATCTATTTCAGCAGTATACTCAGGCATGAGACTCGGTTTCAAGGGTTAGTTCAGAGGGACAAGACACTGATTGCATCAGACCGATGTAAAGGGGAATATACTTTCGGTTGATATAGTCAGCACGAGAGAAAGCAAGTTGGAGGTTGTTATCCACCACAGCTTGAATGAAGCTTCCACCTGGGTAACCGACATTCCATTTGGTGCAAAGAACGCTTTCTGCGATGTTAAGAATGTGCTGGTATTCATCATCCGATGGAGTGAAACCATGGGTGAGATACATCTCTCGGCTGCAGTAGTCTTCCACGAGTTTGCGAACGACATCAATTTGTTGAGTTCTGGTCATGTTTAGATTTTTTAATAATTCAACAAGACAAACCTATAACAAGATTTTCATTCCACCAAACTTTTGGTAAAATTATTTTCTGAGCTCTTGAATAATCATCAAAATGAACATAACCAAAAAAAATGGCCAGCCCAGAATAACTAATAATACTTCAGTGAATACAACATCCTGGTCGGTTTGTACCATGGCTAAATGAAACAACATCCCGGAAATAATCCCCCACAGAAGATAGACAATCATTTCTTGGACTCCAGTAGTTCAATCTTTCGTTGAAGATACCAGAGAGCTTTCTTTAAATCTTGAATTTCTCTATCAGTTTCTTTTTTTCCTGCTCTAGCAATGTACTTAAAAGTGTTGCCGAGATGAAAATCCATTTCAAGGGCTTCAATAACCTTGATGACTTCATAAACATTCGATGCTCCTCCATAATGGTTAGGGTGATTTACATATTCATAATTTTGTTGGTTTTCAGACATTTTCTTAGCATCTGACCTTAAAATAGTTTTCAGTTCAAAATTTCCTTTGTTTTCAGACATATTATTTCAAAGTTAAAATGGGACAGTAATAGGTTTTCCATTCGGGATGCCAATAGTATCTACCATCAGCAGTTTGCATTTCAGGTCCATCGATATCTTCAAGTTGAATTGTTTCAAACTCAATATTAAAAATTGGGTTTAAAATATCATAGTGCTCCTGGGTCATGTGCAGACCTTTCTCATCAGCTCTTGGATTGTTGAAGAACGACAGAACACCATCTTTTTTCAAAATCTCTGGAGCGTTTCGAAGGAAATCATAAATCTCCTCGTTCCAGGTGTCAATGTAAATCCCATCAAACTTGGGAAGGTATTTCATAAACCACTGCCAGTCACCATGCAGGATTCTCACATGGGGTTTCAAATGCCAACCATCATCCATCATCTTGGTAAACACATCCAAGTGAGGCTCAATAATCCAATGTTCTTGAATTTCATACTTCTCAATTTCGGTATCGATAATACCCATACCAAAACCTACGTTCAATACTCTACCACCTTTTCTGCAGATAACCTCAGCGGCTTGTTCCATTATGGGACGTTCCCATTCCATCATGACCGCTTGTCCGGTCTCGTCCATCAACCTACCGTCTTCTGTATAGGTTAAATGTTGTTGAATATAAGGTTTACTCATTATTCCTTTCCAATATTATCAATGGTACGCTCTTCTTCGTCGTAATCATGACGGTTATCTAAATTGTAGTTAATACCAAGATAAGCAAGCGCTTCTTTAGCTTTTTCAACATCAATCTTAGAGTTCATGGCGTGGTTTATTTTATCCAACTGAAGAGCAAAGTCCAAAGCCTCGGAAATCACACGAACAATCTTATAGGGGTCACCATTAGATGCTGGACGACGGTCTTCGACATATCCTTTCCATTGCTTAGATGTTGCCAAAGGAACACGGATTGAAGCACCACGGTCCGATACACCCCAACTGAATGTGTCAATGGATTGGGTTTCGTGCTTACCAGTTAAACGAAGATTGTTTTCCGAACCATAGTTTTGAATATGTTCCTGATGACGCACATCAAAAGAACGGAAGATGTTATTAAAATATTCTTCACCCCCCTCTTCACGCATTCTATCGTTAGAGAAGTTGCAGTGAAGCCCTGAGCCATTCCAATCACCTTGTACAGGTTTTGGGTGGAACTCGATTTTGAATCCATATTCTTCGCTCATCTGCAGAAGAATGTAACGAGCCATCCATAGGTCGTCTCCAGCTTTGAGTTTTCCTTTGCTAAAGACCTGGAACTCCCATTGACCAAGCAATACCTCGGCATTGGTTCCGGTGATTTCAATTCCAGCTTTGATGCACATTTCCATGTGGTTGTCAACAAACTCTCGTCCGTGAACCTGTCCATTGCCTACACCGCAGTAGTATTTGCCCTGGGGTTCAGGATAACCGTTCTTGGGAAATCCTAGGGGTCTACCGTTTTGATAAATGGTATACTCTTGCTCAAAACCGAACCAAAGACCTTCTTCTTCTTCGCCCACATTTGCTCTGGTGTTGGTAATGTGAGGTGAACCATCGGGGTTCATAACCTCACACAAAACAAAATAAGATTTCAGATAACCTTTGTTGAGGATGTTTTCATAAACTCTTACAGGTTTGAGAATGCAGTCTGAGAATTTACCCTCCGCTTGACGAGTTGA